ATCCGCAAAAGCAAGCAGTGGCGATAGCTCTGGCGGCATTGAAAAAGTCAGGGCGCGGACGAAAAAAGGTCACTTCGTCAAAGACGACCCAAACACCCCAGAAAACGAAGCGTGGGTCGAAAAGCCCAAAAAAGCCCCTGCAAAGAAAAAAGCTCCAGCCAAAAAGAAAACCACTAAAAAAAGCTAACGGGGGCACTGTTAGTAGGTTTAGTTCAATAGCTAGGCCGCAAAGATTTCAGGGTGTTTTCTAAACTACAGGAGAACACCTCTTGCTTTTTACTGCACATTGTATAAAGTCCTAGTGGGAGGCCCACATGGACGCACTAAATCTAGCTGAATACCTCTACAAAAAGTTGCGACAGCGCCGTGAAGACATACAAGTGTCTTTAGGAACTGGAAATATAGGTTCTTTTGAGGAATACAGATTTGCTGTTGGGCAAATTAAAGGGTTAACGTTCATGGAAGATGAAATTCGAACAGCAATGAAAAATATTGAGTACGCAGATGACTAAAAAACTGTACGTGCCAGAGCATGTGGCACGAAGATCAAAAAAGCCTGTAGGCATGGAAGATATTCCTCAGCCTGTAAAGACAGCCTTTGGAAAAGACAAGGCTGAAAGTAAGAATGAAAGCGATCCATCTGAAATGGATGCTTCGGCGCTAGAACGCCTACCGCAGCCGACTGGATACCGCATGCTTATTATTCCTTACTACCCAAGTGAGAAAACTAAGGGCGGATTGTATGTTCCAGACCAAGTTCGTGACCGTGAAGCGTTCGCAACAGTAGCCGCTTACGTGGTTAAGCTGGGTCCAGACGCTTACCAAGATCAGCAAAAATTCCCAACAGGTCCATGGTGTTCTCAAAAAGACTGGGTACTTATAGGAAGATATGCTGGAAATCGGTTTAAAGTTGATGGATTAGAGGTAAGAATTATAAATGATGACAACATTATAGCAACAATTCTTGACCCAACCGACATTTCTTATGTATAGTGCAAACAAAGGATAGGCTTATGTCTGAGATAGAAGAAGAACACGAAACTGAAGTTGTAGAAATAGAGGAAGAAGACTCTAACTACGAAGTCGTTGATCAAGACGACGACAGTGGAAATTCCGATGGCGGAGATGAAGAGCTTCAAGCTTATACAAAAGAAGCTAAAAAGCGCAGAAGTAAAGAAGAAACTGAGCGCCGTATTCGTCAACTGACTGCAGCTAGAAAAACTGCTGAAGAAGAAGCCGCTGCGGCGGTTCAATATATTCAGCAAGTTCAGTCTCAAAATGAAGAAATGAAGCGCCGACTTTCTAGCTTAGACAAGGGTTATATGTCTGAGTTTGAGGGTCGTATTTCATCTCAAGAAGCTCAAGCTAAACGCGCATTAGCGGAGGCGTATGAGGCTGGCGACTATGATAGAGTTGCAGATGCCCAGCAAGCCATATCTCAAATTGCCATAGAAAAAGAACGCATTCGTGTTCAAAAAAGCCGCGCTCAAGCCGCCGCTCAACAGAATCAGTTGCAGCAACAACAAGTTCAGCAGCAGCAACAAAGGCGTCCTCAACCACAGCCGCGTGACCCTAAGTTGGATGCTTGGCTTGAAAAAAATGAATGGTTTGAAAAAGATAAAGTAATGAGAAGTGCGGCTCGTGCTATTCATGAAACTCTTATTGCTGAAGAGGGTTATGACCCTACTACAGATGAGTATTATGCTGAAATTGATAGGCGTATTCGTCGTGAAATGCCTCACAAGTTTCAGGGTGACAAGCGTAACGTCCAGTCTGTCACGCCTGCTGGGAGCGGAACCCGCTCTCTAAAATCTGGACGGAAGAAGCAAGTGGAGCTTAATCCCGGTCAAGTGCGCTTGGCTGCAAAATTAGGAGTCCCCTTGGATAAATATGCTGCTCAAGTAGCTAAACTTGAAAATCGGAGAGACTGATATGGCTGACCGTACTTCACGCGAAACACAAACGCGGGAGCGCCAAGAGCGCAAAGTTTGGAGACCCGGTTCGGCTTTAGAGGCGCCGGAAGCCCCTTTGGGCTATAAGCATCGCTGGATTCGTGAATCCGTGATGGAATTTGACGACAAAACCAACGTCCATAAGAGACGGCAAGAGGGATATGATCTCGTTCGTGCAGAGGAATATCCAGAATATTCAGGTCCAGTTGTTGACGAGGGGCGCAACGCAGGCATCATTGGTGTCGGCGGATTAGTTCTTGCGCGGATTCCCGTCGAATTGGCAGATCAACGTAATCAACACTACCAAGGGGTTACACAAAACCAAATGGAAGCTGTTGACCGCGATTGGATGCGCGAAAATAACCCCGCGATGCCTAAATTGGCACCGCAGCGAAAAACAACTGTGAGTTTCGGCTCACGACCTAAATCTGATGGAGAATAAGGATGTCTAACTACGACGCACCTTTTGGCCTTCGTCCGTCACGTACAAGCATTAGCTCTCAGCAGCAAAACCGTTATCGCATTGCTTCAGGTTATGCGACTGCAATCTTCCAAGGTGATCTTGTGAAAGTTGTAACTGGTGGCGGCATTGAGCGTGTAACAGCTTCCCCCGGCACTGACCTAATTCTAGGCGTGTTCAATGGCTGTAACTATACGGACCCGACGACAGGCAAACCAACATGGTCAGCATATTACCCCGGTGGTGTTGCTGCTGCTGATATCATTGCAGATGTGATCGACGATCCAAATGCAACGTTTGAAGTGCAAGCAGATGCCGCTTTCCCAGTAGCTGACTTGATGGGCAACTTTAATATTGTTGCTACAGCGGGTGATACCACTTCTGGTATATCTCGTGTCGAAATTGGTGTTTCAACGGGCGCAACAACAGCGACTCTACCGTTGAAAGCTATCGACATTTCTCAAGACCCTGAGAATAGCGATGTTTCGTCGGCAAACACTAACGTGATTGTCAAAATCAATAACCACCTGTTCAGTGCTGGCACTGCAGGTCTGGCATAAGGAGAGGAGTGATTCATGGCTATTTCACGTTCACAACTCGTTAAAGAACTAGAGCCGGGCCTTAATGCTTTGTTCGGAATGGAATATGACCGCTATGAAAATCAGCATGCGGAAATCTACGAAACAGAAGCATCAGATCGTGCTTTTGAGGAAGAGGTCATGCTGGTCGGATTCGGAAATGCTCCGACTAAGAACGAAGGTTCTGGTGTCCAGTTTGATAACGCAAATGAAGCATACACTGCTCGTTATACACACGAGACAGTTGCGCTTGCATTCGCACTAACAGAAGAAGCTGTTGAAGACAACCTGTATGACCGCCTTGGTGCGCGTTATACTCGTGCGTTGGCTCGTTCTATGGCTCACACAAAGCAAGTTAAAGCTGCTGCAACATTGAACAATGCGTTCGATAGCAACTTTACTGGCGGTGACGGCAAAGAACTTTGTGCAACTGACCACCCACTAGCTGGTGGTGGTACGTTCCGCAACGAACCTTCAACTGCTGCTGACCTCAACGAAACATCACTTGAGAATGCTCTTATCGACATCTCAACATTCGTTGACGAACGCAACATGATCATTGCTCTACGTGGCACTAAGTTGATCATTCCACCACAATTGCAATTCGTTGCAGATCGTTTGTTGGAATCAACTCTACGTGTTGGCACAGCAGACAATGACATCAACGCAATCCGTAACATGGGAATGGTTCCAGAGGGTTACACTGTTAACCACTTCTTGACTGACCCAGATGCGTTCTTCATTAAGACTGACGCACCTAACGGCTTCAAGCATTTTGAGCGTTCACCAATGCGCACAAACATGGAAGCGGATTTTGACACAGGTAACATGCGCTTTAAAGCTCGTGAGCGTTATAGCTTCGGTTATTCTGACCCACGTTGCGTTTTCGGTTCACCCGGTGCGTAATTTGTGTTAAGATAAAAATGAAAATGTTTCATTTTTATGCTCTTTAAACTAAGAGGCGGTGCAAATCGCCTCTTTTTTAATATTTAATTGGTTCGGTGGGAGTAATACGCAAGTTGGCAGTGATTGTTATTCTGCGCTTTTTTGTTGGAACAGTGAAATGCTGCAACCATGCAGGAAAAATAACAAATGAACCTGTACTTGCGTCTAATGTGACTTTTTCGTGATCTTTAAAGAAATCAAAGATGTAGTTTAGATCAGTCATCTTAGACTCAGCACCATACCTGTTTAAGAAAAAAGTTTTTCCAGCAGGTTCTGGTTGATAAGGAAGTTCATAATAGTAGATGCAACTAAAACTAAGATTACGAAACGCGTGGTCATGCACTTCTTGAAAATTATCTACGTCATATGTGTTTATCCAAGGGCAAGTGATATCTGTGTTAAAATTTTGATTAGGACGTAGAAGTTTGTAAAAGTCATCTATGTAAGGGCGAAGGTAGGCTAGAAACTCGTCCCAAGGAAGTTCGGCGTTTTTAGGGTTATGAATAGAGCTTTTTTGATTACTAAGATGAAATGCATTTTTATCTAAAACTTCATCTGTAATAAAAGGATCAAGAAGCTCTTTGATGTTTTTTTGTTCCTCAATTTTCAATTTTCTGTGGTAAATTGGTGTGGCCCAAACCACAATGCTCTGATCTTGCTCCATTTATAATCTTCCTTTTTTCCACATTATATCGTATCTTACGAATTGAGCAATAATGCTCGGTATAGATTCTATGGCTTTGCAAACCGTAGAAGTTGACCTCGGACACGAGAGGAGAAAAATATGGCAGCAACTAATTTTTCAGGACCAGTTGTATCAAGCAACGGCGTTACTGTAGGTACATCAACATTCGCAAATCTACCGACTGCATCTGAAAGCACAGGTATGGTTTTCTTTGCGTCTGACGCGCTAAAAGCATCAGAAACAACAGGAAACGGTACAGGCAACTTGGTATTTTCTGACGGTTCAAACTGGATTCGTGTAGATACTGGTGTAAATGCTGGCGCATAAGGAGATAACTTATGGCAGGTCCAGTAAAGGCATATAACTTCACGCAAGGTGATACTGCGGCTGTTGTTGGTGATTCAAGATCACGCATTCGTCAGATTGTAATTTACGCGGCTGCGGCTGGCGCATTTACGATCAAGAACGGTAGCGCATCCGGTGAAACTCTTATTGAGCAAACTTTTTCAACAGGTATGCATCATCTAAACATTCCAGATGATGGCATTCTTGCGACAAGCGGTGCTTACGTGAGTGCATTCACAGGTGCAAGCAACGAACTGACAATCTTTTTGTCATAAGGGGTCAAAATGGCTGATATTCGTTCCATAACGCAGGTTGGAACATCTGAGCCATTTGAGCTTCAGGTGGCCCGTGGTCAAATCCCGGGCCATTCTATTCGCAATTTGTTTGGAACAAACCCTGCAATCGGTACAACATTCCGTACAGCTTGGGAAAACAACACGGTATTGCCGTTTTTGTCGTCTGCACAAAAGCTGGATATAATAAGCACTAGCGACGATGATGCGGAAGGACCGCAGCTTTTAATCGTGGGTGTTGACGGCAATTATAACGAAATACGTGAAGTAGTTGCGTTGAATGGAACAGCGGGTGCCCAAACACAACAAAACTTTTTTCGTATAAATGACTTAATTATGTCAACGGGCAACGCTGTTGGAGACATCACGGCAGAGTTTAACTCAGTAGTTTATGCAAAAATCATTGCAGGTCGTGGTAGGAATCAGGCTGCGGTGTTTACAGTACCTGTGGGTTATTCGTTCTACCTCGGACGGATTGATGCATTTACAGCAACGGCAAACAACGACACCAAAATCATGACATTTAGAAACCAAGTCACGTTTTCTGACGGGCGGGTTTTTGATGTGGCACAAACTAGCTTTGTGTCTCGAATGGATATTTCACGGACACTTCCCTTTAAGGTTTCGGAAAAATCAACTATTGAGTTCCAACTTAAAATGTCAGGTCAGACTGCTGACATAGGCGTTTTTGGGGACGGTCTTTTGATTAAAGAACAAGGGACATTGTGATGCCTCGTAAAAAAGAAAACCCTATACGCAAAACCACGGGTAAAGGCGGTAATTATCGCAAAACCAAAGCTGGTGCAGGCATGACCAAAAAGGGTGTTGCCGCGTATCGTAAAGCAAATCCCGGTTCTAAGCTAAAAACTGCTGTAACAGGAAAGGTAAAGCCCGGAAGTAAAGCAGCAAAGCGGCGCAAATCGTTCTGCGCACGTTCTGCAGGGCAAATGAAGAAGTTTCCAAAAGCGGCGAAAGACCCTAATTCACGCCTAAGACAAGCGAGAAAGCGGTGGAAATGCTAATGGCTGAAAAAACTGTTCACGAAATCGAGTTGGAAATGGTAAAGTTTCAATCTCAACAAGATCACCTTGTGACTAGCGTTGATAAGCTGCAATCTGACATGAAAGAGATTAAGATTGCAGTATTTCAAGCAAAATGGATGATTGTTGGTGCTATTGTTTTTGCTGGCCTGATGAATAGTGAGCTTTTCATGGAAGTTATCTTGGGGATTGGTAAATAATGGCGATTGGTCGCTCTCAAATGTCTCAACAGGTGTCTAAGCCACCTATGAAGAGAAAGGTGAAGAAAAATGCCAAAAGACGCATGCTACAAAAAGGTAAAAGCAAGGTACAAAGTGTTTCCAAGCGCATACGCAAGCGGAGCAATCGCTAAATGTCGCAAAAAAGGCGCTAAAAACTGGGGAAATAGTAAGAAAAAGCCTGTAAAAAAGGCTATGGGTGGTGAAATTATGCCATCAAATGAGTACCGCAAACGTCCAGTGCGCCGAATGTTACGTGGCGGAGAGGCGATTGCAAATGGATGCGGCAAAGTAATGACAGATCGTCGCAAAGTAACGAGCTATTCGTAATGGCTGTTCGTAAGACAAAAAAAGGTGCTGCACTCAAGCGTTGGTTTAAAGAGGACTGGAAAGATGTCCGCACTGGCAAGGCTTGTGGGCGTAAAAAAGGAGAAAAACGGGGGACACCATATTGCAGACCAACAAAACGTGTAAGTTCTAAAACCCCTAAAACAGCGTCAGAGATGACATCCACTGAAAAGCGTAGTAGAATAGCTCAAAAGAAGCGTCTTGGGCAACCTGCAGGAAAACCGAAGCGCGTTAAGTCGCTTAGAAGGAAAAAGAAATGACCGTATCAGGCTCAACAGACTTTGAATTAGATGTAGCGGAGTACATCGAAGAGGCTTTTGAGCGTTGTGGCTTAGAAGCCCGTACTGGATATGACTTAAAGACCGCAAAGCGATCTTTAAACCTTATGTTAGCTGATTGGGCCAATCGAGGCTTAAATCAGTGGACAATTAAGCAGCGTACAATAACACTTACCGAATCTGATGGAGAATATGACCTCGGAACCGATGTTATTGACGTTTTGTCTGTAGTTGTTCGTCGTAGCAATACAGATTATACGATTGAAAGAATTAGTAGGGATCAATATCTAGCTATTCCTACAAAAACAACTGAAGGAAGACCTACTCAGTTTTTCCTTGACCGTCAAATTACTCCAAATTTAAAGATTTGGCCTCTTCCTGACAATAGTACAGATATTCTTGTATATGACTGTTTAACACGCATAGATGATGCGGATACACAGGTAAATACTATGGATATTCCGTTTAGATTTTACCCCTGTTTGTCTGCAGGATTAGCGTATTATTTGTCTCTAAAACGTGCCCCGGAGCGGGTTCAAATGCTAAAAGCAGTGTATGAAGAGGAAATGCGCCGTGCGATTGATGAAGATAGAGATCGTGCATCATTCCAAATATCTCCAAGTTTAAGGAATTATCGCATTGTCTAAGTTTGCAACAGGAAAATGGGCTTATGGCATATCAGACCGATCTGGCTTCAGATATCGGCTAAAAGACATGCGTAAAGAGTGGAATGGCCTTCTTGTTGGTAAGGATGAATGGGAGCCAAAACATCCGCAATTAGAGCCAATTAGGGTTCCCCCAGACCCAGAAGCGATTAAAGGTGCAAGACCAGAGCCAAATTTGGACCAAGAAAGAAACATTCAATGGAGTTGGAACCCCGTTGGTGGCCCTTCTGATGATGGTCTTACTCCAAATAGATTAGAAATGGCAGGTTCTGTCGGATCAGTTACGGTGGTGACATCATGAGTTTTACATACGCACAGCTTAAACAAGCAATTCAAGATTACACAGAGAATGATGAAACCACTTTTGTCGCAAATATACCTCTTTTCATACGTCAGGCTGAAGAGCGAATTTTAAAAAGCGTACAACTAAG